CGCGGCGCGTTCTTGGTTGCGTGGGATAGGCCGGCGTGCACGGCAAGTAGCCTTGCGTAAGCGTCTGATGGCGCAGGGGTTGCGCGCTAGGTGCGTTCTGGTACGCTGTGACCTATTGGTTATGTGAAGTGGTGCAGGATGGCTTGCGATGACTGAGAGTGCTAATGGCGATTTGACGGCGCGCGCCGGCCAGCTCGTGCCGTCCGCGGAAAATCCCGCGGCCTCGGCGCCCTCTGCCGTGCAACGTGACGGCGCGGCGTTGCAGCTAGCGCGCGGAACGTGCAGCGATTCTGAAGACAACTTCGCGCGTCACTTCGTGCTGACCAACAATGCAACAGCGGCGTACATTGCCTCGCACCCTGGCTGCCTTGACCGGATGAAACGTCACGTTGTGCGGCAGCGCGCGTGGGAAGTGGCACGCAGGCCCGCCGTGTTGCAGCGTGTGCGTGAGTACGAGTCGGCGGCTGCGGCGGCAACAGTGCTCGACGTGCAGGCTATCCTTGCCCACGACCTTGCAGTCATCGCGGGCGCGCAGCATGCGGACCAAATCACGCAGCTATTGCGCGTGTGCTGCCGCTACTGCCATGGCGTCGAGCATGCCTACCAATGGGTCGATGACATGGAGTATTTGCAAGCACTGCGCACAGCGGAAGAAGCCAACGAGGAACGGCGAGCCCGCAAGGTGCGCGAGCTGCCGCTACCCAACGACGACGGCGGCTACGGCTACGACCCGCAAGCCGAGCCGCACATAGCGTGCCCGAAGTGCGAAGGCATGGGCAGCGAAAAGACCGTGTTTGCGGACACGACCAAGTTGGAAGGCCCGGCGCGCGCCTACGTGCGTGGCGTCAAGGTCACGCAGAACGGCATCGAGATATTGACCCACGATGTTGACAAAGCCAAGGAACGAGTGTTGCGCGCGGCTGGCGCGTTCGGCGATGACGCAGCGAGCGTAGCGCGTGCTGCTGCTCGTGGGGCTGCGCAAGGTAGCGCTGTTGGTGCGACAGCAGCCGCCGCTGTTGCCGAGCGTATAGCCAACATGACGCAGGACGAAGCGCGCCGGGCGTATCTACGGCTTGTTGGGGGCGCGTAGCTTGCGTGCGCGTTCTGCCAATCTGCGACCCAACGCTATGGCTTCGTCGAGTCGGCGTTGCACTTCACCTGCGCGCGAGTTGCGATGGTTGCGCCAGTCATCTAGCGCTTGCAGGTATCTACTCCACGTCTCGGCGAGTTCGTCGCGGCGGGGCTCTTGGTTGGTACTCATGGCATGCACTCATGACTCAGACCGGCGCGCAGGCACCGACCGCGCCCGCAACATCGCTCGCGCAGTAGAGCCGCACGGTGTTGTCAACCTTGGCGTTGTAGGACGGCAAAAGCACGTCCGAGACTTCCGCCGGGTTTTTGAATCCAAGACGCGCGGCTACAGCGAACTCGATGGCGTCGAGCACGTTGAGCGCTCTTGCGATTCGTTCGTTGCGGTGCATCGTTGCAAATCCTCAAGTAGTGAACACAACGCCATGATATCGCACGTAGTGCAAAGTTATGTTCGCTACCGCACGCACGACCCGCGCACTACGTCACAGTTTCCCCACTAACCATCAGAGATATGTCAAATGCGTAAGTTACTCTCGATTCTGGCCGCGCTCGCCGTGCTTGCAACTTGCAACGCGCAGGCCCAAAGCACCGTGCCTATGGTCATGACCATGAGCGGCAACGGCACGATAACAGGCAACGGCATTACAGGATCACTCGTTGCGCACGCCAACGGCACGAGCACGTGGACGCTCAACGTACCAAAATGAGCACCACTGCCACACAAGTGGCGCTAGTTGTACCCGAGCCGGCGAGCACCCTAGAGGCGCCGCCGGCCTTCGATTGGATGCACCCCGACTACCGCGCGGTTTGGGTGCGCCGCGTCAAGATGCTGGCCGCGCTCGAAGCTGACCCGTATATGCTGGCAGCGGCGATTCGCCACTATCGCGACGACCCCGACGGCGTTGTTGACTTCATCAATGATTGGGGCGTGACGGTGGACCCGCGTAACGCCGGCTCGGGCCGCCCCATCATCATGCCGTTTATTCTGTTCCCGAAGCAGCGCGAGTTCCTTCTATGGCTACGCGCTCGTTGGGCAGCGAGCAGCGATGCGGTTGGCGATGGCATCCTTGTGAAGTCGCGAGACTGCGGCGCGAGTTGGCTGGCTATGGCCTTCAGCGTGTGGCTCTGCCTGTTCTTCGACAACGTTACCGTGGGATTCGGCAGCGCCAAGGCCGAGAAGGTTGACAAGTCGGGCGACCCCGATTGCCTGTTCTACAAGGGCCGCAAGTTCGCTCAGTACCTACCGCCTATCTTCACGGGCGGTTGGAATCTCAAGCACCACTCGATACACATGCAGCTCACGTTCCCGAAGACCGAGGCCAGCATCACGGGTGAGGCCGGCGACAACATCGGCGTAGGCGGACGCAAAACTATATACTTCGTTGACGAGGCCGCCCTAGTCGAGCGCCCGAAGCTGATGGACACGTCGCTATCGGCGAACACCAATTGCCGCATAGAGATGTCATCCGTACGCGGCATAGACAACGTGTTTGCCGAGCGAGCGCGCGGCGGCAAGATAGACCGTTTCGACTTCCACTACCGCTACGACCCGCGCAAGGTCAACATCGGCACCGAGCCGGTAGACGCCATTTGGACCAACCCCGACGACAAGGTCACGCGCACGTACACTGTGCAGCCGGGCCAGCTATGGCCGTGGTTCGCGTACAAAAAGTCGAAGCTCGATGAAATCGTATTCAACCAAGAGTACGAATGCGACTTCCTGGCTTCCATAGAGTCGGGCGTTATCGAGCACGTTTGGGTGCAGGCGGCCATCGGCGCGGCACAGAAACTTGGCATAGTTCCCACGGGAATACGCCGAGGCGCCTACGACATCGCCGACACCGGGCGCGACAAGAACGCCGTTGCCATCCGCCACGGGTGCGAGCTGCTGACCGCGGACATGTGGAGCGGGCAGAACTCCAACCCCACGACGAGCGTGCGGCATGCCTTCGACTTCATAGAGCCCCACAAGCTCGACGAGATGCTGTACGACGGCGACGGCATGGGCGCTACGTGGCGCGACTATTTCCAGCTCGTCGCCACCGAGCGCAAGCACAAACACCCGATACCGTGGGGGATGTTCCGCGGCTCGGGTGAAGTGCTAGACCCCGAGGATATCGCGCCCGGCACCGCGGATCGCAAGAACATCGACTATTTCGAGAACTACAAAGCGCAATGTTGGATGAATCTGCGCCGCATGTTTATGGAAACCTTCAGGGCGGTGAACGGCGAGAAGTACGACGCAAGCCTAATCATCAGCATCAACCCGCAGTGCGCCAACCTCGTGCAGCTCTGTTCCGAGCTGTGCCAACCAACGCGCAAGTGGAGCAAGACAGGCAAGTTGATGATTGACAAGACCCCCGATGATGTCATGAGCCCCAACTTAGCAGACGCAGTTATGATGGCGTTCTGCTACGCGAAGCCGCCCATGGCGTGGACCGATGAACTTTTGGAGCATATCTAATGAGTCGTACCCGTGGCCGCCTTGTGCATCTGCCGAACTGCGACACCATCACCAAGACCGCCGGCCGCAACGGGTCGCCACCTACCTGCACGTGCAGCGCCGCCCGGCGCGCTCGGGAGCTGAAAGAACGGCAAAAAGCAAGTGCCAGTAAGGGCCAATCCGCCGTGGTATCCGAGGGCTCTACGGCCCTGGGCAACGGCAATTACTGGCGCCGGCCGCTCAAAACCTATTGACGGCCCGGTCAGGCTGTGACACAGTTCTCGCCCATGACGCGCACCGCACTGCCGCCCATGCCCAAAAAACCCCGCAAGCTGTCGCTGATTCATCGCGGGTACTTGTACGCGCAGAAGCACGTACGGATAATCGTCAGAGATATATTCAGCCGCGCCACGGGCATGCCAACATCTGAAGTTCGCATGATTGTGGCTCGTGCATGGCGCGACGGCTACAAGGCTGCCCAACGCGATGCCCGCAAAAACCGCTCGTAAGGTCAGGACCATTATTGCCGTTCACCCCAACGCGGGGGTGGGCGCATGGTACCAACGGCAGCTCGACGAGCTGTTGGCCGAGGCCCACATGGAACTGGCTTTGCAATTGTCCGTCGTCGTCGCCGAGGCCGGCGGCATGCCGAGTGCGGTTGAAGCCGGCCATGTGCTGCGAACGTATCCCCAGGGCGTTACGACCGACGGCGAGCCAACATGGCTTATAGCTCACGATGCGCCGCCCAACATCACGAAGATTGACCGGCAGTTGAAAGCCTGGGGCGACAAATGGCGCCTCAAGTTCGACAAGCTCTCGCTGACCCTGGCCAAGAAATTCGCCGCCCGCAACTTCCAACATACGGAAATAGCCATGCGGGCTGCGTTGAAATCCGCCGGCTTTACCGTCAACTTCAAGCCCACGAGTGCGAGCCTCGCCGCCTACAAGGGTGTCATCGCCGAAAACGTCAACTTGATTCGCTCGATACCCGAGCAGTACCTTACGGGCGTGCGCAGCGCCGTATGGTCGAGCGTGAATCGCGGCGCCGACATGGCCACGCTGTCGAAGTCGCTGCGGCATAACTACGGCGCCACGGTCAAGCGTGCCGCGCTCATCTCGCGCGACCAAAATGCCAAGGCCAAGGCCGTCATCGAGAATGCGCGGCGTCAAGAGCTTGGTATCACGCAGGCCATATGGCAACACAGCAGCGCCGGCAAGGAACCGCGCCCGAGCCACGTGGCGATGAATGGCAAGGTTTTCGACTTGAAGCAGGGCATGTGGGACGTTGACGAACAGCAATGGATATTGCCCGGTCAACTCATCAACTGCCGCTGCACGTCTCGGGCCATCATTCCGGGGTTGAACGAGTCATGACACACAACTGCGATGTCAAGGGTTGGAACGGCTCGCGATTCTACTGCGCACAGTGCGGGGCATGGCATCACGGCGAGCCGGGCGCAAGTACGTCGCAGCGATTATGGGTGCCGGTTGTGTTTTGGGTCTTCGCGCTCATTTTCTGGCTTGTCCACGGTGACGAACGGCTGCGCAAAAAAGACCCTGACCTTATCATCGGGCCGCCGTCCGATCCGCAGACCAAGCGTTGGCACATTCTCAAGCGGCGCGGCTGGCAGCTCGCTCTACATGAATGGCACCGCAGCGACCACGACCGAGCGCTACATGACCACTCGGCCGACAACTGGTCAATCATACTCGACGGTTGGTACGACGAGGTTTTCTCGCACCGTTGGGAAGCCATGCGGATGAAGCTGCGGCGCCCATGGATTCCGTTTTATCGCCGAGCCGACGAGCCGCACCGCGTGGTGATTGAACCCCGCGTGTTGAATCGCGGGCGTTGTTATACGCTATGGCTGCGCATGCCGCCGCGCCGAGAGTGGGGCTTTGTCTGCAAGCACGGGTGGCGGCATAACGCCGACTATATCGCCGAGCGCAATTACTACGACTCGAAGGCTTCAACGGTTGGGAAGGGGTGCGACTGATGCTTACAAATCAACAACTATTGCTGGCGAAGACCGCCGAGGAAGCCAGCGAAGTGCAGAAAGAGTGCCTAAAGGGTCAGGTATATGGCATTCAGAGCATGCACAACGGCGAGCGCAACTGCGACCTGATACGCGAAGAGGTGTTAGACTTGTTGGTCTGCATTCGTCGTCTTGAGAAGGCCGGCATAATCCGGCGCATTAAACCGTCGGACGTGAGCAAGCACTTTTACTCGAAGCGGCCCAAGATCGTGCGGCGCACGGTGCAAGCCATCAAAGACGAGCAGATTGACCCGGAGTGCTACGCGCTCATTCCCGAGTATCTGTGAAAACTCCAGCCGCCATTATCCGCTATAGGTTGCGGCACAAGGACCGATTGCGCGAACGCCGAAAGTTGGCTTACGTAAAAGAAGCCGCTGCGACCCGCAAGCGCCGCGAGAATCCGCGCACGTGGGTAGCTCAGCAAATCCCGCAATTGCGGTACAGAGCCAAGTTGCGCGGCTATACTGTAGACATCGACCCGGCGGTCATTGAAACGCCCGAGTTTTGCCCGGTTTTTGGTACGCGCCTAATATATGGGGCTGGCGTTGGTAACAACAATGCGGCATCATTAGACCGATTCGACAATCACTACGGGTACGTAACTGGCAACGTTCGCGTTGTTAGTTGGCGTGCCAATTGTCTGAAGAAAGACGCCACTTTAGAAGAACTTCGGGCGTTGGTTAGGTACTTGGAGCAGCCAATTTGACGACAATTGCATTTCGCGATGGCATTATGGCCGCCGACACGCGCGTAACCGTGGACAGCGAACACGGCGGCGCCCGAGTCTTCCGATGCGAGAAGCTGTACCGCGTCAAGCTCATCAACCGTAGCCGCGCCATCGTGGGATTGGCTGGCGGTGCGTTCGATGGGCTTGCGTTCCTCGATTGGCTCGTGACCAAGCAACGCGAGCCCCCGCAGAGGCTTATCGACGGTGACGCCGACTTTTCGGCGCTCGTGTTGAATGCGCATGGCTTGTTCGAGTACGACAAGTGGTGCCGGCCCGAGCGCGTGTTGGAAAAGTTCTACGCTGTTGGAAGTGGCGCCAAGGCCGCACTCGGCGCCATGCATATGGGGGCATCCGCGCGCCGGGCGGTCGCGGTTGCATGCAGGATTGACCCCTACACCGCGCCGCCCATTGTTACTATGAGGCTCTGAGAATGGCGAAAATTACCAAACCAACAGCGCCCGACTTGAACTCGTTGCGAGCCAAGGCGGACCCCCGCGTTGTGATGCGTACGCGCATCGTGGCGCAGCTCGCAAAGCTGAAGTCCCGCGGCCCGGAAGCGTGGCAGCGTGAAGTCGAGTTTTTGCGCGAGGCCGGCGTAGGCAATCAGCACGTGAAGTTCATACGTAAAGAGTTCGAGAAATTCACGGCCGATGTCAACGAAATTGGCAAAAAGAACTCATATAGGGTATGGTTTCATGACTCGCGGATTGCCGGCGCGTTCCGTGCCGAGCAAGCGAAGCTCAAGGCCCTGTCCGAAGAAACCGAGTAAGCACCCATGGCGAAAACAGGCACGTTCGGCGAATCCCTGGCCGCGTTGCGGCAGATAACTGACCCAATGTACAAGGGCGATTCGCCCGTGCCTGTTTTCAATTGGAAGCCGCGACCCGGCGCCAAGGCGGTCTTTATCACCGCCGCGCAGAATGCAACACCCGTCAACAAGGATTGGTGGCGCATCATTCAAGTGATTTGCGGCCACTACGGCTGCGACCTTGCGGTGCCCCCGATCCGCTACAAGAATCCCACGAGCGCTTGGACCGGCTCGCAGAAAAACGCAGAGCATTGGGTCGAAGAAGTGCGCCCGTATCTCGCGAGCGTGCGCGCGAAGCTCAACCCCAACGTGATGCTGTTGGGTGATATCAAGATACAGCCGACAGCCGCCGACCCGCTGACAGGTTTCGAGGCCGTCGCTGGCGCACTGTCGGCCATCGTCGGGCACCCGAAGATACAGACCCGCACGATTGCAACGCCGCAGAATCGTATGGCAAAAATCCTGATGACATCAGGAATGTGTACCGTACAGAACTACAGCGACACGCGCGCGGGCCGCGTAGGCGACTTCCACCATTCGCTATCGGGCGTACTCGTGGAGTTGGACGGCAAGCGCTTCTATGCTCGGCGCATCCACTTCGACACCAAGACGCGCAGCGCTACTGATGCTGCGCGCCGCAAGCGCTTCTACGCTGACGGTCGCGTTGTAACGGCCCCGCGGGCCGCTGCGCTAATCACGGGCGACCTACACGAGCGCTTCGCCGACCCCAAGGCGGTCAAGGCCACGTGGGGCGCCGGGGGCATGGTCGAAGTTGCAGAGCCCAACGTTGTCATATTCCACGATTCCTCGGACGGCTACGCGGTCAATCACTGGCACCGCGGGAACCCGTTCAAGAAAATTGCGAAGTACGCCAGCGGGCTCGATAGCGCCCGGTACGAGCTGGAATGCCTGCGCGACTTCATCCGCGACCACACGCGGCCGGGCATCGGCAACGTGTTGGTTTCCTCGAACCACGATGACTTTTACAATCGGTTCATCATCGAGAACGATTGGCGCAACGACCCGGCCAATGCCGAGTGGTACTTGGAAACAGCCTTGCACATGGTGCGCGGCACGAAGTTGACCCGGCGCGGCACCGAGTACCCGGACGCATTCGCATATTGGATGCGCAAGTTTGACTTGCCGCAGACTCGCGTGTTGAATGCCGACGAGTCGTTCTTGGTGCGCGGCATCGAGTGCGGTCTGCATGGCGACGAAGGCCCGAACGGCGCCCGCGGCAGCATCCGCAATCTACGGCGTATCGGGGTCAAGACCATTACCGGCCATCCGCACAGCCCCGGCGAAGACGAAGGGTGTACGCAGGTTGGTGTTATGGTCGATGTTTCCAAGGGGCTCGACTACACCGGGCCGCTATCCTCGTGGCTGCAAGCCAACTGTTTCGTCAATGACGACGGAAAGCGGCAGCTCGCAATCATCGTTGACGGCGAGTACCACAA